ATTGTATTATCACATCATGATCGACGAAAAGAAACCACGTGATGGTATTCAAGAACTTCGATATATTGATCCTCGTAGGATTCGCAAAGTCCGTGAGCCAATTAAGAGCAGTGGTAATAAACCACCGCCACCTCGTGGGTTAAACCCTGCACCTGCATACAACGAATACTACCTGTACAATCATCAGGGAATCGGAAGCCAACAGGCTCAGCAGGGAATAAAGATTTCACCCGACAGCATCTGTCATGTTCATTGTGGCTTGATGGATGGTCGCAATAAAATGATTCTTGGTCACTTGCAAAAAGCAATCAAGCCAATGAATCAATTGCGTATGCTCGAAGATGCTGTTGTCATATATCGCCTCGCTCGCGCACCCGAGCGAAGGATCTTCTACATCGACGTTGGTAACTTGCCGAAGATGAAAGCGGAGCAATACCTGCGCGACATGATGACGAAACATAAAAACAAACTCGTCTATGATGCAAATACAGGCGAGGTCAAAGACGACCGCAAGTTTATGACGATGCTCGAGGATTATTGGTTGCCTCGTCGTGAAGGTGGTCGCGGAACTGAGATCACTACACTTCCTGGCGGTCAGAACCTTGGCGAGATGGAAGATGTAGATTACTTCCGCAAAAAACTTTACATGGCACTCAATGTTCCTATTTCTCGACTAGAAGCTGATAACGCATTTAATCTTGGTAGAGCCAGTGAAATATCACGCGATGAGCTGAAGTTTACGAAGTTTGTGAATCGACTGCGAAATAGGTTTAGTATGTTGTTTGACGAGTTACTCGAAATCCAACTTGCGTTGACTGGCGTTATGTCTCGCGCAGAGTGGCGTTCGATTAAGAACAATGTGAAATATGACTTCATGAAAGATAACTATTTCACAGAACTCAAAGAGCAAGAACTTATCAATTCTCGACTTGCCATACTTCAACAAGCAGAAGCATTCGAAGGAAAGTTTTTTTCTGCTGAATGGATTCGCAAGCATGTTCTTAGATTTACTGAAGATGAGATCGCCGAAATTGATGCTCAGATGAAAAAAGAGCAAGGTGAAGAGCCACCTCCGCAGCAAGATCAAGAACAGGAACAAGAGGAGCACATTCCAAACCTAGAGGTATTGGAGGTCAAAGAAGATAAACCGCACAGTGAAGAAGAAAAAAGACTTATAGAAAGTATGACACGGTTTATGGACTCAATGGCTGATGACCCCAAGGAGGTTTAACCTCCCATGAAGCCAACACTTGAAAATGCTAAGTTGCTTGCCACTCTTCTTGGCATAGTAAATAAGCAGAACAGTAAAATCAAAGATGATCTGTTTGAGCAGTTATATAAAGCTGTTCAGAAAGATATCAACGACCAAACAGGTATTCAATATCTTACAGTTGAAGGTGTTGAAGAACCTATTCCCATACAAGTATTTCGCGGAGAAAAAGGCGATCGCGGTCCTGAAGGAAAAGCAGGTGAGCGAGGGTTACTTGGCGAACAGGGTCCACAAGGCGAACGTGGTGAACGAGGCGAACGCGGTGAAATTGGTCGAGTCGGTCCCCAAGGGTTACAGGGTGAACGTGGTTTACAGGGTGAGAGAGGTGAACAGGGTCTTCCAGGAAAAGATGGTAAAGACGCCGATATCGGTCCAGTAGAACAAAAGTTTCAAGATCTTTATGATGATTTCGTACGAAAGATATCTGCCCAAGTTACACGCATGGCATATGCTCGTGGAGATATGGGTGGTGGTTCTAGCTCTGGTGGCAGCGGTGAAGTTTGGCTCAAGTTTTTAGATGATGTTGACTATAATAGTGTTGGGTCCCCAAGTGATGGTCAATCACTTGTCTGGAATAGCACTCTAGGGAAATGGCAAGCAAATACTGTAAGTGGCGGCAGTGGTAATGTTTCTAATACATACCTTCAAGCAACTTTTGTTTCTAATACAGCTTTTCAACTATTTGTTGCCAACACAAATGCTTATATTGCAGCTACAGCTGGAACAGGCGAAGTTTCCAACGCATACTTAACTTCGACCTTCACAACAAATTCTACTTTTCAATCAGCTCTTGCTAACACCAACGCATACATCGCTTCAGTTGAGTCTGAAATTGGAGCTGAGACAATTGATTACGGATTTATCACGTCCACAACGGATATAAATATAAACAGAGATTACGGTGGACTGACTTAATGGCGATCGAAGTAAAATTTCGCAGAGGCACAACTGCTCAACATTCATCTTTTACAGGTGCGAATGGCGAGATAACAGTTGACACAACTTTACAAACACTGATAGTTCACGACGGTGTAACTGCTGGTGGTACACGCATTGCGAAATATTCCGACCTTGGTGCTTCCGCAAATCTAGAATCTATTTCGACAAATCTAGTTCCTTCTGCTAATTTAACATATGATATTGGCACTACATCTTTACGTTGGCGCGATCTTTATCTTTCTGGAACTACTATCAATCTCGGTAACACAGCGATTTCTGCTAATGTAACCACTGGTAGTTTAGAAATTGTACGTTCTGGGCAAGCTAAACAGTATCTTTCTGTATCTACATTACCACCTTCCTCAGATACTACTGTAACCAATCTTAACACTGCCAATGTTGCGTCATTAATATTACAAAGTGCATTGGGAACCCAGTATGGCGGCACAGGTCTGACAAGTTTTACAAATGCTGGTGTATTATATGCTTCAAATACAACAGCTCTAAGTTTTGCAACAGGTTCTTCTGGTGATACATTGCAAATTAATGATTCAGGCGTCCCTGTTTTTGACGTTTTGGACGGAGGAACATTTTAGTTATGGAGATTTCTTTTGGAAGAATTAACCAAAGAAGAACAGTTTAATGTTTTGCTGGCGTTTCATCAGCAGGCGTCTGAGTATATTTCAACTCAGCAATCAAGAATTGAAGAACTCACAAAACACCTGATGATTGTGGAAAGCAAAAATAATATTTTGCAAAAAGAAATAGAACAGCTTGTTATTATAAATAAGCAATACAAACAAAAGGAAGAACGGGAAAAGTTTCAAAGAATGTCAGCCAAAGATTTATCTTCTTCGAAACCTAGAGAAGAACCTAAACCAGAGGTTGTACAGACAAAATATAAAACCGTGAAAGGTTTTAATTTGAAAGAAGGAAGAAAATTGAAATGATTCCCCTTCTATTATTCAAGGAGATATAAAAAATGGCTGCAACAATTAAAATCAAGCGGAGTAATACTCCAGGTGCCGTTCCCTCAGGGGGTTCGCTTGCAGCTGGTGAATTGGCTGTTAACTTATCTGACCTGGTTATCTTCTCGTCAACGAACGGTTCGGATATTGTACGACTTTCTGATTCTGCTCTTGCAAATACTAACTCGGCGATCAGTCAGCTTAATACAAACCTGACTTCGACTAACACTGCTCTGCGCACTCTGATTAGCGATCGGTTGCAGGTTGCCAACGCAGCTGCTACTTATCAAACAATTGCAACCGAGCGTGCCGCTCTCGCCAACACGAACTCCTACATTGCTTCTGTTTCTTCGGCAGAAAGATCTGCTCTCGCTAACACAAACTCTTATATCGCATCTGTTCAAACTGATGTTGATAATAATGAGGCGGCTGAACGATCAGCTCTTGCAAATACTAACTCGGCGATCAGCAATTTAAACACCAATCTGACAGGCACAAACACAGCGATTCGCTCACTCGTTTCTACACAAACGACCAGAGTAGATCTTGTAAATACAAACCTGACCTCAACCAATACAGCACTGAGAACACTTATTAGTGATCGGTTGCAGGTAGCAAATGCGGCAGCAGAGTATCAAACAATTGCAATCGAGCGTGCTGCTCTCGCCAACACGAACTCCTACATTGCTACAAAGGCAGATTCAGCAAGCCCGACAACGACTGGTGTGTTTGCTCACACTGGTCGAGCGACGATCAGTACGAACCTGACAGTTTCTGGTAATACACATATCGACGGAAACTTGACAGTCGAAGGTGGCGTCACTTATATTTCAACAAGCACTCTGAACGTCGATGATACAATGATCAAGCTCGCTGCAAACAATGCAGCAGATACGGTCGACTCGGGTGTTTATGGTAAATATGTAATCAGTGGAAATAGTGCTGTCAAATACAGCGGATATTTCCGAGATGCAACAGACGGTATTTTCAAATTCTATGAAGATTTGGATACTGAACCAACAACAACAGTTAATACTTCTGATAACAATTATAATTTGGCTCAACTCGATGCAATTATTGACGGTGGTACATACTAGCGTCTTTTGTGATAGATATATAAAACTGTGGGGACAAGTGTTTCCCCACAGTGTCCTTTATAGGAGTTTACATTAAATGGCTTCGACCATTCGGATCAAGCGCAGCAATGTCGCAGGCAATAAGCCGACAACCTCAAACATTGAGCTGGGAGAACTTGCGCTTAATACGAAAGATCAAAAACTATATTCTTCGAATGGTAGTGTTATTTTTGAAATGGCGAACGCGAGTGCGCTTGCTAATACAAACTCCGGAATCAGTAATCTCAACACGAATCTAACTTCAACAAATACAGCTCTTAGAACACTCATCAGTGATCGAATTCAAGTTGCTAATGTTGTCGCTGCATATCAGCCTTTGCTACTGGAAAGAGGGCAACTGAAATTCTACGATAGTGACAATTCTAATTATATTGCATTCAGAGCACCAACTGCAGTTACTACTGATTATGTTTGGACACTCCCCTCAGCCGACGGAAGTTCTGGTCAGGTTCTACAAACAGATGGCGCTGGTAATTTATCATTTGCAGCTGCAGGTGCAGGCGGCGCTGCTTCTGGTTTTCAAGACAGCACGATTTCTACTGCTCCAGGTGCATCTGGCGATTTCGATCTAAGTTTTAACAGCGCACAAACAATTCAAGAAACGCCATTCGAAACTACTGGTACTGATGCATTTGGCGTTAGTTTGGGTGCAGTTTATACTTGCATGGAACCTGTTGGAAGTATAATTACCGTCGATTATGGCGACAGTGAAGCATATGTTGGCGCATAAGGAGATAAAATAGATGCCTACAGTATTACAATTTAGACGTGGAACAGAAGCTCAGAATGATGCATTTGTTGGAGCTATAACAGAAATCACGTATGATACTACAAACAGCAGAATGCGTCTTCATGATGGTTCAACTGCTGGTGGTTTAAAAATAACAACTGTTGCAGATGTAGCACTCGCAAACACCAACTCAGCAATCAGCAATTTAAACACCAATCTGACTTCAACAAATACCGCAATTCGCTCTCTTGTTTCTACGCAGACTGCTCGGGTCGATCTTGTAAATACAAACCTGACCTCAACAAATACCGCACTCAGGACGTTGATTAGTGATAGAGCGCAGGTCGCAAACGTGGCTGCGCTCGCTGCTCTCGCCAACACAAACTCTTATATCGCATCTGTTCAAACTGATGTTGATAATAATGAGGCGACAGAGCGTGCCGCTCTTGCTAACACCAACTCAGCAATCAGCAATCTAAATACGAATCTGACCTCAACGAATACAGCGATTCGTTCACTCGTTTCTACGCAAACTGCTCGGGTTGATCTTGTAAATACAAATCTGACCTCAACCAATACAGCACTGAGAACGCTTATTAGTGATCGGTTGCAGGTAGCAAACGCAGATAATAAATTCCAAACGATTGCGACAGAGCGTGCCGCTCTAGCGAACACGAATGCATATATTGCCACGATGTTACCGAAAGCTGGCGGT